TTCGTTACATACCGGCTCGTTACCGATGAAATGGCAAAGTTCGCCATTCAACATTCGGCCACATCCCGGTGCCGCACACACAACTATTGTTACTCCCATACTTTTTTCTTTAATTATTTGTCCCTAGCAGGTCAGGTTAGTCAGCGGTTTTCGGCTCCCGGCCACTTAAGGCCGCAGATGACTTACTCAGGCTCTATCCCTGACCCATTCCAGACCGATTAGCGGTCTAGTCCGTTGTCCCGAACTCATATGAGGTTCAGGACGCAGGATTAGGACGCTAGCGCTTGTATTCAGCCTTGATTTTATCTAGCTCACTCCAGAATTCATTATTCACGTATGCAGAATGTAAGCGTGTGTCTATTTCTAGTATTTGGTAGGAAGTAAGTGATGTTCCGATTACTCGCTCGATAATTTCTTTTATTTCTTGGCTCATCAAGTTTTCTCTTTCTCCCTCTCTACAAAGGTATTGTGACAAACCCACAGAACGGCGCAAGTGCAGGAAAAATGGCTTAGATAAGCCACCAGTAAAAAAGTTATCCACCTAGATGCAAGTGCAACCAGACCGGCATATTGCCGAAGTTATCGAGGAAGCAATTTACCGCCGCGTCGAAAAGACCATCCAGCAGTACGCGGACAAGAATCAGCGGGCATTCCAGGCCAACCGAATCGCCGGAATTCAATGGAAGCTCGACCTGAATGTCTTAGTGGATAATCTGGGATTGCTGCCAGTCAAACCTCAAACCCCTTTTTCAAGATTTATTGATTTTTTTAGACGTTTATGCCGAAAGGCGGCAAACAACCCGGCGCAGGACGCCCCAAAGGCTCCGTAGCCAAACACACCCTCGAAACGCAGGAACTCCGCAAGCGTTTGATTCAAGCTGCCAGTGAACAGTGGGAAGCCATCATTTTTTCGTTAATCGATAACGCCATTGCCGGTAACACTATCGCTCAGCGCGAACTCCTCGACCGCGTGCTTGGCAAATCTATTCAACCGCTTGCTTCCGCAGATGACCAGGGCAATCTCCTACCTTTTCAAATAATCGTTAAGCAAGTCAGCAGTGCCAATCCCGCAGAAAATAGAAGTGGAGCTGTTCAAGCAGCAGTATGAAGCCTTTAATTTCAAGACTCAGTTTGGCGCAGCGATAGCAGGATTACAAGGTGGCAAGACCTTCGTCGGTTCCCTCTGGGCCGGCAAGAAGATAAACGAATTCCCTGAAGGCGTTGGAATAATCGGCGCACCCTCTTACAAGATTCTCAACCAGTCCACGCTTCTCAAGTTCTTTACTCAATTCCCACAGCTCAAGCAGTTTCACAAGGAACAGAAAGGCGAGATTCAGCTTCCGACCGGCGGCACAATCCTCATTCGTTCGTTTGACCAGCCGTTCGGAGTCGAAGGAATCACGGCTAACTGGATTTGGCTTGACGAAGCTGGCCAGATGTCACGCAACGCTTGGACTGTTTCACGTGGAAGGGTCAGCACGACCCACGGCCAGGTCTTTATGACCACCACGCCTTACGACCTTGGCTGGCTTTACCAAGACTTTTATCTTCCGTGGCAGAGAGGCACAGACCCGGCATACTCCGTCTTTAACTGGCGCAGTATCGACAACCCGTATTTCCCGCCTGATTACTTTGAAGCCGAGAAGCGGCGCCTCAGCCCTGAAGAATTCTCCAGACGCTACGAAGGCCTATTTACCAAACTCGAAGGCCTCGTTTATGACCTACCATCAGACCAAATCATTGACCCCATACCGCTCGACAAGCTCAATGTCAAAGACATCATCTGTGGTCTTGACTTCGGATTTCACAATCCTGCCAGTGCCGTCATCCTGGTCATCACATCCGACAATCTTGTTTACGCCGTTAATGATGAACTTTACACATCCGGACTTACCCAAGATGAAGTTGAAGACCGTTTAAGAGCGATTAGGCAGCAAATTCCTTTTACATATACATATCCAGACCCGGCAGAACCCGACCGGATTCTGTCCATGAAGCGCAAGGGCTTCTCGGTCAGGACAGTTGATAAGAACGTCGAGCTTGGAATCAACACAGTCCGCGAGCTGATACGAAAGAAGCAATTATTCGTCTTCAAGACCTGCCGGAACGTGCTTGACGAAATCAACTCGTACCACTACGACAGCAACAAAATCAAAGAAGAGCCGGTCAAAGATAAAGACCACGCAATGGATGCAATCCGCTACGCGCTCTATAACCACAACCCGAAGCCCGCGCCACTCCTCGACCTCAAAGTTACAGGAGGCGTGAAACCCTTTTTCCCAGGCATCGGCTAATACACCATAAATGCCAGTACAAATCAACCTCGACACCCTCAAATCCAAACTTCGTCTCAATAAGCAGTCTGATTTCGATTTCCAAAGGCGCAGACATCCGCAATGGACCGAGAATTATGAGCTTTACAGAGACACCGTAATTGTTAACCGGCTCACACAGAGACAGAGCGTTAATATCCCTCTGATGAAAGAGACCGTCAAGACCATCCTTGCCGGCATTGATGACGACAGCAAGATTGAATTTGAAGAACTCGACAACGACGAGCAGAAGCAAATCTTTTTCAACGAATACTGGAACTGGACCGCAGAGCTAAACAAACTTGAACTCAAAGACATCGTAGACAAGAAACAGGTTTTGCTTTACGGCCGCAGCTTCTGGAAGATGAATATCGTTGACGGCGCGTTCTATGCCGAGGTTCTCGACCCCCAGGACGTGCTTGTTGACCGCTACTGTGACCCGGCTGACATCGAGACCTCCCAGCACATCATTCACCAACATATTTTCCGCACCTTAAAAGACGTGGCCAACAACCCTCGTTACGACAAGGCCGCTATTGACCGACTTGGTCAGTATTACGCCACCGAGCAGGGCTTAATCAAGTCCGCAGAGAACGCCCAGAGCGAATTAGAACGCAATCAGCGCATGAAAGACCTGGGTGACGTTTATGCCGACTTTCCCCAGCTTGGGGAGACCTGGATTGAGCTAAACGAGCATTACGTCAAGCTTTGGGACGAGGAGAAGAAGGATTTTGTTCTTTATCTAGTCACAATGGCCGACCAGGAAGTCCTTTTACAAAAACCGCTCAAAGATATTTTGAATATCGATTTCTTTCCATTTGTCACTTGGGCCGATGACCTCGAACGCACAGATATTTGGTCTGATGCCTGGGGAGATGTCGTGCGCACCCCGAACAAGATTCTAAACGCTTATTTCTCCCAGATGGTCGAGAACCGGACGATGAGGAACTTCGGCATGAACTATTACGACTCTTCGATGCCGAACTTCGTTCCTCAGTCCTTTGAACCGCAGCCTTGGGGCTGGGTTCCGATTCCTGTACCGGAAGGAAAGAAACTTGAGGACGTGTTTCAGAAGGTTGATGTTCCAGACTTAGGCCGCGATTCCCTCGATGAAATGCAATTCATTATCGACCTAGTTGAACGCGCAACCGCCGCGACCGATATTCAGAAAGGCGAGCCAAACAAAGACGAAATAACGCTTGGAGAAGTCAAACTCCTTGCAGCAAACGCTCAACAGCGCATCTCCTCGATGTCCAAGTTCTACCGTCAGGCCCGCAAGGAATTCGCGGATAAGTGGCAAAAGCTCGTATTAGCAAACTCCAACAAACTCAAGCCAGTCAAACTGTTTAAGAAAAGTTATAAAGGCCGAATGTTCTCGCAGACCGTCAAGCCGGGTGATTGGAAGAGCGAATCAGGTTATAACGTCAGGGTCGTAAACTCAGCTGAGCAAGAGCAGAAGAACCTCGATACTGTCCAGAAGCTTTCTGCAATTAAGCAGATGTACCCGAACAACGTTCCGCTGGCTCGTATTCTTGAAGAGAAGCTCCTCGACATAGCAAACGTCTCACCAGAACAGAAGAAAGAAGTCCTCGACTTTGAAAAGCAGGCCCAGCAGCAAGCCCCGGCGCAGCAAGCCCCACAACCACAAGTAACCCCACAACCTTCCTATGCTTAACATCAACTCTCTACTTGAAAAACAAGGCTTAAAGCTCGAAGAACTGAATAGCGCAGAGCGCGAGACCCTCGACAAATGGAGTCAAGCTTGGCAACGTCAGGAAATCACACCTGAAAAAATCCGCGACATGCTTGTTATGCTGATTGAGGGAGTACAGAAAGAACTTGCAGACGTGAGAGAATCAACTTCATTCTGGAGTTTCCTGTTTAATCGACACAAAGACATCTTTTTAAAAGCGCGGCTGAAGAATTACCTGATGCTCAAAGATTTCATGACCGGACCAGAACGCGCTCGCAAATTCATCGAACAAAACCTTAAAAACATTAACAAGAAATAACCATGAACGAACTAGCACAAGAGCTAAACGACACAGAGCGTGAAGGCCTCGCAAAGATTCTCGCGATGGACGTCAACGACTTGCTCGAAACACACATCGCCGCAATCAAAGCACGCGTCATGTACTTGACCGAGGAAGCCAAAGCCCGTTTCCCTTTCCTCTCAGAACCAAAACCAGCTTCTAAAGTCACTAAAAAAACCGCTGACCAAGAATAATTTTCAATTAATCGCCTAACCCGGTTTACCCCGGACGGCTTACAAAACAATGTCAGAACCATTGCAAACCCCGCCAGTCGGGACGCAACCACAGGCAGAAGTCCAGCCTGAAAATCAGGACTTAAACGAGACTGAGCAGCTTTTAGCCGAGAAGCAAGCCGCTATCGAAGCCGAAGCACAACAGCTAGTGGAACCGGAAGTTCAACCGGAGCCGCCACAGCAGCCGAACCCTCAGCCCCAGCCGGAAAACGCGGCACCAGCCCCGGCATCATCCACACCTCACGCACCAGACTTCCAGGAGAAATTCAGGCAGTCATCCCGTGAGGCTCAAAACCTTATGGCGAAAGCCACACAGGCCCAGGCTCGAATCGAACAACTAACGAACATTAACATCACCGAAGACGAACTACGCGCTATCTATCCTGATTGGAACTCGTTCAATGACATCGAGAAGCGAGCATTTCGCGAGACGGCCCTTGCCAACAAGAAAGCTAATCTCGCCATGAACATTGCACTTGATTTTCAAGAACAAAAAGCGTGGGAAACAGATTTCGCCAAGACCCTCAGAGCCAACCCGGCACTCGCCGGACGCGAAGAGGAATTCAAGGCGTACTGTTACAAATCCGCGCACAAAAACGTTCCGATTGATGTTCTCGTAAAGTCATTTCTTTTTGACTTACCAAAAGAACCGACCCCAGCTCCTGCTACGCCAGCCCAAGGCCTCGAAAGAGGCTCAGGCGGTCCACGAAGTGAGCAAAGAGATGCAGAACTCAGTGAAGAGCAACTCGCTCAAATCCGCGTTTCAGACCCGAAGCGCTATCGCCAAATTCTTCTGAACGAGGCAAGGAGAGACGCCAAGCGTAAATAGTTTTCGGCAGAAATCTTCAGCTTAAATGCCATCATACGCAACGAAGTTAGCTGAAGCCTTTTCCAAAGAAGCCCTAAAAATCTTCTACCAGCAGTCAGTCATTGATGCAATCGCCAATCGTAATTACGAAGGCGAAATCAAAGGCGTCGGTTCCATCTTGAACATTTTGACTTTCTCAAAAATCAAGATCCCATCACTGGCGAAATTCCAGTCCTACATCAAAAATCCTGAATCCACAATTTTGGAGCAGGTCGGCAACGAACTTAAAGAAGTCATCGACAATTACGGCTTGTCCTTATACACCGAAGTTCAAGCCGGCAATCGTGTCGGTACAAACTATACCACCGGCACAGTCACAGTTGACTCATCTGGAAACGTCACCGGCTCCGGAACCACTTTCACCGCTTCAATGGTTGGCCGTGGCTTCCAAGCATCCGGCCAGACGTCCTGGTACAGAGTCGCAACGTTTGTCATCACAACCTCAATTACTATTGTTGATGACCTGAAAGATTCAGGTTCCGGCGGTTATTCTGGTGGCGCGGTTGCTGGCGGCACTTCATACACAATTGAAGCCGTCACCCCGATTGCCCTGACCTCTACCACAATTTATGGTCAGCTTGCAAACCTAAAACAAAAGCTTGATTCTCAAAAAATCCCAACTTCCGACCGCTGCTTAGTTGTACCTTCCAAGGTCGCAGCTATGCTCGTTCAATCAACCGCATTAGTCACTCCGGTCCCGGCTTCCTACGAAGACGTGGTAAAGAGAGGCTTGGTTGGCGAAGTCCTAGGAATGACCGTTTACTCAAGTGAACAGGTCGCAGGCGACAACACCAATGGCTACCATGTCATTGCTGCTCACAAGTCCTGGCTGACTTTTGCAGAAGCTTACACCGAAACAGGTATTGAGCCATTGCTCGGTGACTTCGGTCAGGCTTACAAGGGTCTATTCATCTACGGCGCAAAAGTCGCTGATGAAAGACGCAAAGCAGCCGCAGAGTTATTCTGTACCGCATAATCCGCTTAATCATTAAATTCTTACTAACATGGCAAGAACACAATCGTTCGCCGCGCCAAATTCCTTGGCCGGAGTGAACACCCAGATTGATAAGATTCAGCGGGCTTTGGGTCAGTGTCTTTTGAACACTGGCGCACTGGCGATTCACGGCTCTGCGTCTACTGTGGCTAAATTTGTAAACACCATCTATTTCAACATTGATGGCACTGTTTACTCTAAAGCCGCAGCCGACACAGCCGCGCTCTCAGGCACAGTTGTCAACGCGACATTCAACGTTTTCACTTTCACCGTGAACGCCGCTGGCACTCTCCATACCTATATGGGAACCGCTGGCGCAGCGATAAATAACGTTGTCTTCCCGGCGACTCCAGACGGCGAAGTGATGATTGGTTTTGTAATCATCAACCCGACTGGCACAGGAAACTTTGTTGGCGGCACAACCGCTTTGGACGATGCAACAGTCGTTCCGAACGCAGTCTACGTCAACACTCCGTTTTCCTTCCACCCAGACAGCCTAAACCCGCTTTAGTCTGCTTTCTCTTGCGCTCACTTGTTGGGCGCAGGGAATAAGCAAATTAACTATTCATAAATGCCAGCAGCAAAATTGGGCTCAGGCAAACGCTTCGCAGCCCTCAAAAACAAACTTGCCAGCCGAAAAGGCGTGACCAACCCCGGCGCTCTTGCCGCTTATATCGGTCGCAAGAAATACGGCAAAAAGAAATTCCAAAAACTTGCCGTCAAAGGCAAGGTCGCACGAGCGACAAAGAACATGAACAAATAATTAAGCACACCACATGCAATACAAATTTCTAGTATCCGCACCAGTGAATGACATAGGAGAGGTTATCCAATCCGACGGCGCACTCATTGCAAGCGGCACTCTCAATATTGTGGCGACAATCTCGCTCAATACGGAACTTCCAGATGACAAGGTGGAAGAACTGAGACAGTCAGTCTCAAAACACTTGTCCGCTAAGCTCGGAGTCGAAGTCGAAGCGCAATTAACTAGCCAAGAACACTAAATAAATGCAAAACCAGCAATTCTTTGACTCTCATGCACGGGTCAAAGAAAACGTCGAGTACGTCCTGCGCGACAAATTCGGCAACATCAAACCACTTTTCCAGGAGAACGCTCTTTGCCGATGGCTTCTGAAGAACGGCAAACTCTCCCCACTTTGGATAAATCAATGGTACAGCACCCTACTCGCCCCACTCCTAGGACATTACGCAACATCCAAGAATATCTCAAATCTCATTACCAACGCAGGGCGTGGTTTAATTTCAGGTCTTATCAATGGCTCAGGTTCGCCAGCAGCCGCAACTTTCATCGCAGTAGGAACCGGAACCACAGCAGCAGCCGCGACCGACACCGCACTTCAGACTGAAACTTCTACATCCGGTCTTTCTCGCGCAGCCGGCACCGTTTCACTCGTCACTACATCTATAACCAACGACACCGCACAAATTACTCATACCTTTTCTGTAACAGGAAGCGTGGCGGTCACTGAGTCAGGTGTCTTAAACGCTTCTTCTAGCGGAACTCTTCTTTGTCACCAGGTCTTTTCTGCCGTGAACGTCGTTAACACCGACTCTCTCCAAGTTACCTGGAAAATTCAAAACGCCTAATTAAACACACATGGCACGTTATCTAATTCCAAGCGGCCCGATGCAGACGACATCCTCGTTTGCAACACTCGCCACCGGGACCAGCATCATAACCCTGCTTCAATTCAAGCCAAGCGCCACTATTGGAGCCAAAATTGTTGAATGGGGTATTTCATTCGATGGCTCTGCTGCCGCCACACCTATTAAGGTTGAACTTATTGAAACCGATGTGGCCGCAACTGTCACCGCTTCTGTTGCCAACGACCTTACCAAGCTTGATGCTGACGCCCTTATGGGCGGCGACCCGACTACAAACTTAATCCAGGTCGGCACATCAGCAACCGGCTACAACGCTTCAGCAGAAGGCACGATTACCGTGGTACGCAATCTTGACTTACAGCTCATCGCACCAACAAATCAGTACGTTAAACAGTTTCCATTAGGCGAGCGCCCCTTCATTCAAACTGCCAAATTCGCTCGTATCCGCGTAAAAGCTGGCGCAGGTGTAAATGCTTACGCCTACATGATTATTGAAATCTAATTCCACTCAAAGCCCATGGCTTTATCTATAGGAACAGTCGCAAGCGGCAATGTTTCAAACGCTTCAAGTATCACTTTTTCATTGACGCTCGGAGCAACTGAAAACTTTCTTACAGTCGCGGTAGCTTCCAATCGCAATGGCTTTGCCATTAATTCCGTCACTTTTGCCGGTGTCAGTATGACTAAAGCCGTTTCTGATATTTCTTCAGGAACGGCTGGACAGACTAGTATTTGGACTTTGGAAAATCCGACAACAGGTAGCTCGCAGAATGTGGTAGTTACTTACGCTGGAGCCGAGGATATTGCCGCCACTGCTACCGGGTGGATTGGCGCAGATACAGTAAATGCCGCAGGAGCAACCGCTCATACAAACGGAATATCAACTTCGATTACCACAGCAAGCGCGAACTCTTATATCGTTAATGTTTGTGTCGTGTATAACAACGCGGATAATAATGCTCCGACAGCAGCTAACGGTGAAACGATACAAGGCGACCCGAACATTTCTTCTAATAAATGGTATCCAGTGTCAACACTGTCAACGCCCTCAACCGGCAGTCATACGACAGGTTATAACACCTCAGCACAGAACTCTAATGCGAACTCTATTAGTGTTCTTGAGATTAAACCAGCCGCACTAACAACTATTTCCAACCTCATCATTCAAATTAATCAAGCAGTTAAACGCGCAGCGTATTACTAATGAGACATGGACGTTCATTCCCAATACAACCGCATACTGGTTACCAGGGCAGCATCGGAATCTATTTTCGCCGTACCTTTAGCCAGAATTTGACCGACAGCACGACCATCACAGACTCCCTTGTCAGAGGCCCTCTTAAGCTTCTTGCGGACACGGCGACAATTACAGATACCGTTATTAAATCCATTGTCCGCGTCCTCTCCGAATCTTTTGCCTTATCGGATACAGCACAGGCAATAAGAATTATTCCACAAACACTCTCAGAAACATTGACCCTCTCAGATTCAATCGCCAAGACCCCCGGCAAAACTCTCGCCGAGACCTCCGTAATAACTGACGCGCTCATTAAAGCGCCGGCCCGACAGCTCACTGATTCTGTCATAATCACTGACTCGCTCCAAAAAACACCCGGCAAAACTCTCGCCGACTCCGTATCAATTACGGATTTCCTTGCTCGCACAGTCACCAAACTGCTCGCGGAAGCCGCGACAATCGTTGACACTTTCCTCAATACCCACGCTTATAACCGCGTCTTCACCGAGACGATTGTAATGACTGACTTTTTCTCAAAAATAATTGGCCGCATTCTCACTGAGACATTTACCCTGTTCGACACTCTCAAGAAATACCTCAATGGGTTACTCGCAATTTTCTCTAACAAATTCACCACACAAAACAGTTCTTACGGTGACAAATTCAGTTCTCGTGGTTCTTCCTACACAGACAAATTCACCCATCTCCAATGATTCAGGTCGAACAATTACAAGCTTTTAATGGCTTCGGAACAGGTGTCCCTTCTAACGTCTACGGCATTGCAACCGGCGAATATTTTTACTCTCAAGGACTCCAAAGGACGCAGTTTGGAGTAGCTCCTAAATTCAGCATTTCTGAAGAAGTAAACGACTCGACCCTTTCAAATCTCCAACTCGTTAATTGGTTCGCCCAGGGCCCCTTTACAAACCCTTACGTCTACGGATTCGCTTCAGACGGTCGCCTTTACCGTGCTCAAGTTCCGGCAGGCTCTTGGTCACAGCAGCGCGCCGTCAACTCTGTTTCTTCCCATGGAAACGGCTTAATCTTTGACCAAAAAAATCGTCTGCTTTATGCCAACGACGAATTTTTAGGAATGACCTCAGACGGTTCTACTTTTACTGATAATTGGAAAGACCTCACCCTTTCAACAACAGATTTCCGGCCAATGGACACTTACGAAGATTGGGTCGTAATCGGAAACATAAATCAGGTCGCCCTCTTGAATGTTACTGACGACAGTTTTAATGCCAACGCACTTAACCTTCCAAGCGGCTTCAATATTCGCTGTATCAAATCTGGCATTAATGGAATATTAATAGGTGCAAATTTCAATAATCGCGGGGCCTTAATTCTGTGGGACGCCTTCAGCACCCGTTCAATCGCCCCTTGGATTTGGCGCAACAAAAATATTCGCTCAATCATCACAACTGACAGCGGCTGGATAGTAATAACGCAAGATGAAATCTTCTTCACAAACGGATATTCGGTTCAGCCAATAATTACAGACTTTCCTGACTACATCATCAACGACCAAAGCATTCTTGACGTGCTGCTCCCCCAGGGCGCAGATGTTCGAGGAAATCATTTGCTCTTCTGGGGAACGTCCCCACGACCCAACAGGCAGAAAGGTGGATTTTACCGCCTCGACCTCAAGAGAAATCTCTTCGATTTCATTCCCGTTGCAAACAATGTAACTACTTCTGCTCTTGCTACCGGCGCAATATTTTTAGACAGCAGCAATATCACCCACCTGTCTTACACAACCACCGGCACTACCAATACCAAATTTATCGGTCGCCTCAATAACAGCCCCGCAGCTCACCCTTACTTCATTTCTGAACAACTCGGCCAATCTGATAACGAAAAAGTTGCCGAAGCAGTCAAGCTTTCACTCGGCTTAAGTTCTTATCAGACCAATACACCTGATATCACCTTAAACATCGCCGTAAAAATCGCCAATGCTCGCAGAAATCTTTTCGGTTGGGGAAGAACAAATAACACCTCCGCACAGGCAAACATCTTGAATGTTGACGGAACCCTTGCATCTTCGAGCGGAATCAACCGCGCCCAGGCTGGCGACGAAGTCACAATTTTAGAAGGAGCGAATGCCGGTCAAATTCGACATATCACCAGCATCGCCAATCAAGGAACTAGCACCGAAACCTGGACCCTGGATTCCAACCTACCATCCAACACGGTTTCAAATATCACTTTCAATGTCAGTCCATTCAAACTTGCCACAGTCTTTTCGCTCTCCAATATCTCGGAATTAAAAGAGTTGTTCTTTGACGTTCAAGACAAAATCAAGGGCAAAAAATTTCTCATCAAGATTCTATTTGAGAATCTCCCCACCGGCCTCATTCCCGAATTAAAAGGTGGTCAATTCATCTACGACGAATTAGGACTAAAGCGATGACGGAACAACAATTCAATACTTCACACCCCCAACAGCCTCCATCTCTCCCCACTTCATCCCCCCCAAT